ACGGTTGCAAGTTTAATAGGACTTGTTGCAATTGGTACCTGGGCATACTTTGGTGTTATTGAAACGCAAAACGCACATAACACAAGACTTCAATTGATGGAATCTGATCTTGAAAAAAATACTGAATTTAGAATCAAATGGCCAAGAGGATTAATGGGTTCATTGCCCGCAGATTCTGAGCAATTCATGTTGATCGAGGATTTGTATAAGGCCACGGAGAAATTAACTAAGAACCAAGAAATGAATACAAGTAACAAATTAAGAATAGAGTTTATGGAAAAACAAATTGAAAAAATGTTACATGATATTGAGAAACTAAAAGATAAGGTAAGAGAAAATGGAAACAGTCATCAGTAGCGTAGTTGCTCTCTGTATGTTTATAGCAGGTGAGCTTAAAGAACATAGAATACAACAATCAATGAGTGATTGTTTAAAAGGGAAAAGACTTGCAGAACGTGATCAAAATGTTAATGTTCAGTACATGTGTGGTAAGGTACAAGCAGAATTAGAAGACAATATTGATGGTTCTAAATCAATTAAAAAAATTATTACAGAAAAATAATGAATCTATCTCGTAATTTTACTCTTCAAGAGTTAATCAAATCGGACACAGCTGTCCGTAAGGGAATCAACAACAATCCAAACGCAGGTCAAATAGAAAAGTTAAAAGCTTTATGTGAAAATATTTTACAACCCGTGCGGGACCATTTCGGTAGAGTTAAAGTGACATCAGGATTCCGTAGTGAGGATTTATGTTTAGCTATTGGCAGCTCTAGGAATTCACAACATACCAAAGCTGAGGCCGCAGACTTCGAATGTGTTGGAGTTGATAATGCTGAAGTAGCTGATTGGATTAAAAAGAACCTTCAAACAGATCAATTGATTCTCGAATACTACACGCCTGGGGAACCCAACTCGGGATGGATACATTGTAGTTGGATACCTGAAGGAAGACGTGAACAATTTTTACTTGCACATAGAGTAGAAGGTAAAACTAAATACAAACCAATAATAGGAAAAGCAAAGGACTTAATATAATGACAATTACAAGAGGTCAAATACCTGCACAAATAGATGGTAAATTAAGAGGTGCTAGAGACGAAAAGAAAAAGAAACAAAGAGTTATTAAAGCCATCAAACGTAAGAAAACCCCATTAGCCAAGACATTTACTGTGTAGTTTAAAAATGGTACAATAGATTACATTGTACAATTTAAAAAGAGCTTAGACACTATGACTAAATTATGTGCTAGGGGCAAAGCGGCCGCTAAAAGAAAATTTAAAGTTTACCCTTCTGCATATGCTAATGCATACGCCTCTAAAATATGTGCAGGAAAAGCAAAGGATCCATCTGGACTTAAAAGAAAAGATTGGGGACCAAAGAAAGCTAATAAAGGTGTATTAATGACAAAAAGAAATACCAAAACTATTGAAGAACTTAAAAAAGAAACACAAAAAATTATAGATAATTTCCCAAAAGAAAAAATTATTGATACTAAAAAACCAAAAAAGAAACCATACAAAAGTGTCAAACCAGATGCCGCAATGTCAGTTGATACTACAACATATCCTCTTGGACAAGGACCTTCATCTCAATCAATTAAACCAATGATGTGTGGTGGCGAGGTACGTGGAACGGGAGCAGCGATAAGAGGAACTAAATTTAAAGGAGTGTTCTAATGAGTGACAAAGACTTATCAAAAAAAATAATAAAACTAGATCCATTAGCTGAAAGATTAGATAATGTTGGAATGACAGGTGGGGTTGGTAAAAAACCTAAATCTAAAAAACTTTCTAAAGAAGCAAAAGATGCTTTAAGAGAAACTACTAAAGCCAATTTAAAATATAGTAAAGAAGTATCTAAAATAGGTAGAAGAGGAGATTTTGGAACTCCGTTAATGAGCGGTTCTGTTGCAAAATCATTAAAAACACAAGCTAAAGAAGCAACTTTAAAAAGTGAACTTGATTTTCCAATTATTAGTAGATTTCCAAAAAATATTACAAAAAAAGGAAAAGATGAAGCAAGAAAATATTTAAAGAAAAGAAAAAAAGAATACGAAAGAGATTCTGAATATTTTAATAAAAAAGGGTACAGTAAAGGTGGAGAAGCTAGAGGCACGGGAGCAGCGATTAAAGGCAAAGGTTTCAAAGGCGTATTCTAATGAGTCTTAAAAAATGGTTCAATGAAAAATGGGTCGATATAGGATCACCTAAAAAAGGCGGAGGATATAAAGAATGTGGAAGAAAATCTGCAAGTGGATCAAAAAGAAAGTACCCCAAATGCGTGCCTGCTGCAAAAGCAAGCCGAATGACAGAATCAGAAAAGCGTTCTGCTGTTGCAAGAAAGAGAGCAGCCGGTAATCCTGGAGGCAAACCAAATAATGTTAGCACCTTTACCAAGAGATACTATGGTGGTATGATAGACCTATAAAATTTTAAGGAGAAAATTATGGGAAAATCTAAAATAAAACAGTCTGCTCAATACGCTTACAAAGATAAAAAATTAAAAGGTAAGCCCGGTGCAGGCTCAATGTTTATACAATTAAAAAGTTTAAAAAGTCTTCTTGGACTTAAAAATGGAGGAGATACAATGTTACAGAATTCAAAAAAAGCTGACTTAGATAAGGATGGCAAATTATCTGGTTATGAGAAAAAAAGAGCAAAAGCCATCGAATCAAATATGAAACAAAAACCTATTAAAGCTGCTTTAGGTATTGCTACAATGGGATTACTTGGTGCTAAAATGTTAAGCGACAAAAAAAAGAAAAAAGCTATCAAAGCTGTTTCACCAGTTGCAATGTTAGCTGATGTTATTAGACCTGAGGATAAAAAAAATCAAACAACAGGACCTATACTTATGCCTGGGGATAAAAAAAATCAACAACAGCCACAAACAACAGGACAACAACAAGCTAGCAAAGGTAAAATGATGAAAGCTTACAAAGGTGATATGGCTAAAGGTTATGGCGCAGCTAGAACTCAAGGTCAAGGTCTTCAAGATGAAAACTTAATACCAGGAAAGTCTTTAGATTATTATAAAGATATAATGTAATGAATTATGGCTACATCAGGAACTACATCATTCGATCTTCAGATCGATGACATTATTGAAGAAGCATACGAAAGATGTGGTATGCGGACTAATAGTGGTAATGACTTACGTAGCGCAAGAAGAAGTTTAAATCTTTTATTTTCAGAATGGGGTAACAGAGGTATACACCTTTGGAAAGTTAAACTTAATGAAAAAGCATTAGTAGCAGGTACTGCTACATACACTGTAGCTACAGATGTCAACGATGTTCTTGAAGCATATATCTCAACAACAAATGCAGCAGGAAATACATCATCAACAAATGATATTGCATTAACAAAAATTGATAGATCTGCTTATGCTGCACTTCCTAATAAACTTGCAACAGGTCAACCTTCACAATATTATGTTGATAGACAAACAACACCAACTATAAGTTTATATGTTGCACCCGATGCATCTACTTATACAACATTAAAATTTTATACAATAAATAGAATTGAAGATGCAGGTGGATTTACAAAAACAGCTGATGTTGCATATAGATTTTTACCTTGTATGTGTTCTGGTCTTGCATATTATTTATCACAAAAAAGAGCACCAGATAGAATACAATTATTAAAACAATTATATGAGGATGAATTAATTAGAGCATTAAACGAAGATGGTTCAAGAACTTCAGTTTATATTTCTCCTCAGTCATACTTTCCTGGAGGTTCGTAATGAGTTACGCATCAGGTAGAAGAAGTAAAGCAATATCAGATAGATCTGGACAAGCATTTCCTTATAAAGAAATGGTTAAGGAGTGGACAGGTGCATTAGTTCATATATCAGAGTATGAACCTAAACATCCTCAACTAGATCCACCTTATCATAAAGCTGATCCTGTAGCTTTACAAAATACAAGGTCAATGGATTTTCAACAACCAACTTTAGTCAATGGTGTAATAGCCTCAACAGGAGGTCAAGGTATGATGACTGCTAATTTAACTTTACCAGGGGACTTTGCTTTTGGGACACAGTCAATTCAAGTTACATCAAATGGAATTACTACTTCTCAATCAAGTATGTTTCCAGAAGATCCATCATTACAAAATAGAAGAAGACAAGTATCAATGCAAATTAATTCAGTAACCGTGAGTATTACATAATGGCTATAACATATTCAGATTTTTTAACACAAGTGAGAAACTTTACTGAAGTAGATAGTAATGTTTTAAGTGATACAATTATTGGACAATTTATAAGAAATGTAGAATTAGATGTTGCAGGTAAAGTTGATTATGATGACACTAGAAAATATGCAACTTCATCATTTACTGCCAACAAAAGATATTTAGTTACCCCTGCAGATTTTTTAATTATTAGATCATTACAAGTGTTTAGTACTACTGATCAAACAGGAGATAGAACTTTTATGGAAAAAAGAGATACTAGTTTTATAACAGAATATAATGGAAGTGGTGCTACAGGATTACCAAAATATTATGCTAACTGGGATGAAACGTCTATTGTTGTTGCGCCCACACCAGACCAAGCGTACGCTGTACAATTAAACTATATTATTTCACCACCAAGTTTTACTTCTTCTAACAATACTTATTTATCTGAATATCAACAAGGAATGCTTTTAGATGGAGTTTTAACTGAAGCTTATGCCTTTTTAAAAGGACCTATGGATATGTACAATCTATATAAAAGTAAGTATACTGAAGGAGTACAGAATTTTGCTCTCCAACAAATGGGGAGAAGAAGACGAGCAGAATACGATGATGGGGTACCTAGAGTTCAAGTACCTTCACCATCACCATAAAAAATTAAAGGAGAACTATTATGGCTATAACAACTAACGCAATTTGTAATTCTTTTAAAAAAGAATTACTTCAAGGAAAACACGATTTTGATACATCATCTGATACATATAAATTAGCGATGTATACATCATCAGCAACTTTAGGTGCTTCAACAGAAAACTATGCAACAAACCCAGGTGGTGGATCTAATACTGAAGTTACTTCTTCAGGATACACTGCAGGTGGTAAAGCACTTGTTAATCAAGGAGTAAAAGTATCTTCAGCAATAGCAATTACTGACTTTGCTGATCTATCTTTTACAGGAGTAACATTAACAGCTAGAGGAGCTTTAATTTATAATACAACAACTGACGGTGGTTCAGGTACTACTGATGCTGTTTGTGTTTTAGATTTTGGTGGCGATAAAACTGCAACTGCAGGAACATTTACAATTCAGTTCCCTGCATTTACAACATCTGCTGCAATATTAAGATTAACATAAGGAAAGTAAATGGCACTTGTTGTTAATGATAGAGTAAAAGAAACTAGTGCAACTACTGGCACAGGTACTTTAAACCTTGCTGGAGCGGTACAGGATTTTGAAGGATTCGTTGCAGGTATTGGTAATAGTAATACAACTTACTACGCAATTGTAAATACAGGCACGGGTGAATTTGAAGTTGGTCTTGGAACTGTAACAGATGCTGCAACAGATACTTTATCAAGAGACACAATTATATCATCATCAAATAGTGATGCTGCAGTAAATTTTTCAGCAGGCACTAAAGATGTATTTTGTACTCTTCCCGCTGCTAAATCTGTAATTAAAGATGCTAGCGATAACACTAATTTTGCTGATGATGAAAAAATACAATTAGGAACTGGAAACGATATTCAGCTATTTCACGATGGTTCTAATTCTTATTTTGACGGAGGAGATGTAGGAGCCTTTTATATAAGAGGAGGTTCTTCAGGACAAGGCCCTTTACAACTTACAGATTCTGCAGGTGGAAATAGATTTTTAGCTGGTAATCAAGGAGGAGCTACTGAAATTTACCACAACGCAACAAATGCCAAAAAATTAGAAACAATAGCAACAGGTATACAAACAACAGGTACTTTAAATGTAAATGGAGCTTACACGCTTCCAACCTCAGATGGATCAGCTGACCAAGTTCTTAAAACTGATGGTAGTGGTTCAGTAACTTTTGGTTCTGCGGGAGGAGCAACTACGGCTTTTGTTATGGCAATGGGAATGGTATTATAAAATTATGGCACAAAGTTTCACAAGACAGTTTAGTAGAAATATCGGAACATCAGATACAAGAATTTTAACTACAACATCAACAGATGCTGTGATTGGGATTAGATTATCGAATACAACAACTTCAACAATCAATGTTGATTTTAGTATTGTAAACGGTGGTTCTAGATTTTATTTAATCAAAAATGCGCCAATAGTAAGTGGTGGATCACTTGAATTAATTGACGGGGGATCAAAATTTATTGTAGAAAACAATGATTTCTTAGAAGCTAAATCAGACACTGCTTCTAGTTTAGATTGTTGGCTATCATATATCGCACAAGTAGGAACGTAAGGAGAATCATGGCTTATTTAGGAAACGCTCCAAAACAAAATTTAAATACCATGAACTCTCAACAGTTCAGTGGTGATGGATCTACGGTCAATTTTACATTAAGTCAAAGTGTTTCAAATACTGCAGAAGCAGAAGTT